GTCCTCCATACTCACGTTCCACTCAGCATTGTTCTGCATAGTGTCCATGATCACGTCGTTGTACTCGCCAGTACCGTTAGTAAGCTGGTTAACCGAAGCGAACGTAGCGTCTGCAGAATAGACCATTGCGGCTGTCGCTTCTTGCACCTTCATCAGCGAGGATCCCAGCATGTTTGCTGCTGAGAACTGTGCTTGGAACTGCTCAATGGCAATATCCATGTTTGCTTCAAAGTCGCCCTGAAGGAAGCTGCCGATAAGGGTGCCTTTCCAAGCGCCGCTGACGCCTGTGATCGCCGTGATCGTTTTTTCAACGTTGCTTTTGACCTGCTTCTGGGCATCAACCTTTTCCCGCAGCACTTGAAGGCTTGCCAGTTCTTTCTTCAGCGCCTCTCCAACGAGAAGTTTTGAGTCTATAAGCGCTTGGACACGCGCTTCCTCTACCTTAAGCTGCTCCTTCGCCGTGAGGAGAGTGTTCTCCGCAAGACCGCCGTTTTGTTTGGCTAGATCGCGGACGGAGGTGAGGTGCGCGACCCGCTTCTCGGCAGCTTCGGCTAGCCGGGTTGAATATGCAACCTGCTTCTTCATCTCTGGGGTCGCGTTTCTCTGGGCTTCGGTGACCCTCTCCTCGGAGATGCCGCGATCGAACGCAGCCTTAGCTAGCTGCTTCTCGACCGCTACCTTTTTTTCATTTTCATCACCAGTACTCATGTGTTAATGGCTCTCCTTGGGGGCAGTGGCTTACTTAAATGGCCAATCAATGCCCGTGCTGCGCTCGAATTTCTTTACGGCGCCGCGGAGTTGGTACTTACTGCGATAAGTGCGCGGGTCATCTAGTCCGTATTTTACATAGTCTTTATAGTATCTTTTCTCGCCAGCAAGTGTGCGAGCAAAATCTTTAACCTGTCCCTTGTTGCCGCGTACGACAAGGGGAACCTTGGCTCCACCAAACATTCGCTGAAGAATCATCTTAATTCCTCCTCCGAACATCGATAAGAAGCTCTCATTCATTTCGCCGTTCTCGGCTGCAGTTAAATCAATAACAATCGGAACCAGTTCGTTATCTTGGTCTTCCATTTATAGTCCTCCGGTAAATATACTACAATCCTCAACTAAATAGTTTCGTAGAAAAGAAAAAAGACCGGAATTAATTCCGGTCTTTTTAAAAAGCAAACCGCCTATCGGCTAGGCTTGCTTACACTTGGCATGCTAGGTCTGTTCATTGATGGCATAGAAGATGATCGTCCTTGAGACTTGTTCATCTGATCTGCTTCTTGTTTAAACTGCTTCTGCAGCCTCTCCATGAACCATGTACGTAGTTTAACTGGGAGGTTATACGCTTCTATGAAGCTCCAGCCTCCATGGTATTTGAGTAGAAAAAACTGCTCATATACCTGTCCCATGTATTCAGGACTTAGGCCAAAAAAAGTCCGCTGTAAACGGCACCTCCATTTCCTGCTCATATGCACAGGCGTCACATACAAAGTGTTGCTTAAGATCGTAGTTTGGCATTAATGCTTGGTAGGCTGTCCGCAAGAAGCGCGAATCTGCAGCCGGCATCGCGTTAACAAAGCTGGCGATGTGTCCCATCTGAGGGCTTCCGTTTACTGCCATGATATAGGTCAGGTACTGGTCCGTCATATTAGTGTCGTGACCAACAACGCTCTGCTTCTTCTTTGATTTCATTGCCTCGGTCAATTTTGTTTCATCGTGACCGTTCATCAAGCGAACAGTAAGCGTTACTTCTGATTTCGGCAGAACAATATTGAAGGTCTCGTCCTCGTTCTTGGTTACACAGTTGGCGTATTCATCCGTGTTGTAATACTCCGTGTCGAAGCCCACGATCGTGCCGTTGGCAAGAGTAAAATCATACTCCTGAGTAGTGGCGCATGCTGGGCACTGTGTCTTCGTGCGGTAATCTTCGCCATAGCCTGAGATACGAGCGGCAACGAGAATGGCATTCTTATCTCCGACTAGAAGATCCTCAACCTTAATGTTTCGCTCAACGATAATGTTCTGTAAGAACCGGTTGATAGCTAGCCCCTTCTTTAGAAGAGACTTGGATGTAAGAATATCTTCATCCTTTGCTGTCATGTATTTGATCTCGATAGTTTCCTGACCATGTAACGGGTGACCGCTAGCATAGTAGGCGCCGCCGGTAGGCAGTTCTACAAATTCGGTTGGGACTACAAAGTTTAATTGTCCGGATGATTGTGGGGTTGGCTGAGATACAGCCGATTGAACTGCGGCTGCGGCGTCGGTATTCGTACCTTGCTTAGCGCCCGTTCGTTCGTCGTTATTGCGACCTGACATTATTCCTCCAATGTGGTTTTAGTATAATATACTTGTCAGTTATTTTAAAATTATTTATTAGATTTATTCTGCGTGATCAGGGTGAGCCGGCTTCCATCGTTGCCCAGTCATAGCGAATCTTCACGGTTATCTCGCTAAGATCGTCTGACTCATAATCAAGGTCGCCATGACTGACTTCCTTGACCCATGCATTTGTAAGCGTCCATGATTCTACCATATTGCCATCGCCGTCGATTTGCTCGATCTTGATCTCTCCCATTGCACCAGTGCTCTTCTTCTTGGTCATGGTCTGAGCAGTTGCATCCGCTTCAGTATCGGGGAATACATACCCAGACTCTTGCAAGATCATGCTCATGATGTTGGCTGCGTTAATGTCGATTGGATCAACTAACGTAAATTCGATCTCGTTGTATTCAACTCGACCGGGATAGTAAAACGAATGGTTAATAAAGCTGTGCTTCACTTCGCTAACCGTAATAGTAGGCTTTGTCACCTTCTTAATTACATATGATGGGATTGTTAGCCCAGTTGCTCCACCGGCTAGATATAAAATCCATCTAAATTTTCTTTTTGGCTCTGCACCTGCGCTGCTCCAAAACTCGCCCATATTCAAAATCCTCCAATGATTTCTTATAGATGCCAATTCTATAGCATCTTCATTCTAATAGTAAATAGTAGAACGAACAGGAAAAGTCCTGCCGTTCTATCCTTTTATCTTCTAATCCTCAAACGCCGCACCTGAATCCGTGATTACAAAGTCAATCGCAATAAACTCTACTGCCTTCGCTGGCTTCAGGAAGATCTTCGCATACATGATGTTCCGATCAATAAGGTCTGGGGTTGTTGTGGTTTCGTCCAAGATGACCTTGAAGTCCATGAGTCCCAAGCGAGCCTTAACACTAGCAAGGAAGGGGTTCACCTGACCGGTGAATCGAGCCCATGTTGACTTAACATTCTGATCAAAGAGCAGAGTGGCAGCCATTCTAGAGATTTCTCTCTTGACGTAGATCATCAAGCGTCGTACGTTAATTCTGTCCAATGCTGAGGGCGTTACCTGAAGGGTCTTCTGACCAAAGATAACAATGCCTTCTGCGGGGAACTGCGCAACCGGGTTAATGTTTGCGTCGTAAAGGTCATCACGCTCGCCAGAGGTTAATCTCTCGCTCACTGCGATAACGGGCAAGCCGCCTCGACCTTCTGATAAGCCACCGCGGGTGAAACCAGCGGGCGCGAACCAAAGTTCCTGACTCTTCTGACCATAAGACATGGCTCCGAGAGCAAGGACAGAGGGCGGAACCCAAATACGCTGAGCAGTCGATGGGTCAGAAATCTGTACCCATGGATAGTAAGCGCAGCCGTAGCTAGAGTTGAGTCCTCTGTTACGCATTGAGTTCAAAGCTTGCTCAATATTTGCGCCGCGGTTTTCTGCCGTCTTGGTACTCTCCGTTTTCGGAGTGTACGCGTATGGAAGATCGATGATCGCCATGCAATCGCCGCGTGCCTCTGCGGTATTAATCATGTGATTCGTAAGACCTTCGTGGGTCAAACCGGGCATGGAAATAAGATCCATGTCCACGACCTCTGGGTCTGCTACCATATCGATAGCCTTCTTGATTGAATAGTACGCATAGTTGGTAGTATCAGCCGGGGTGGTCTGAAGAACAATGTTGCTGAATGGCTCTGACTGCTTGATATCTACTCCTTCAAACCCGCCATAGAGAGGAACACAGAAGCGATTTGCGGAGGCATTCAGCGGACCCTTATATGAAGCGCTTGCGGCACTTAGAGAGGTTCCTGCGGTGCGGGATCCTGCCAAGTAAGTTGAGTCAGAAGGCTGACCAGAGTTTGATGATTTAATATCATCTAGCGTGAAGTAGAAAGATACCTCAGTGTCTGCGGACGCATCTGCATCGTATGAAGACAATCCGTAGGGCAAAGCCGCTACAACATCGCCGTAGCTTTGTTCGTGTAAGATTGAAGAATCTTCGCGAGTCGTATCAAGACCCCAGTATGCGTTTCTCGTATCAGATAGTCCGCCCGTTGAGGAAGACGCTCTCAAGTATAATCTTGGGAAAGTGTATGAACCAGTGAATCCGATCTCTCTGTCGCCGGTACCACATGAGGCATCGCCGGCGCCACCAAAATCCGATGCTCCGGAGATATGAACCAGAATTTCTCCAGCCGCCATCGAG